TAATCTCAATGGTACTGGCTTTATCGCCATGTTGGTTTTTCCAATAATCCACCTGTGCGATAAAGCTCTGTAATACCTGTGCCTCGGTGCGTGATAGTTCGGTTAGAGTTGTTTCACTCATTTTTTGCTCCTAAAAAAAGCCCTTGATTTACAAGGGCTGTGGGTATGTCGGCGACATTAATGTCGGCGAGTTAAAAAACCGCTCATCAGATGATGGGCGGTTTGGTTTAAAAAACCTGTTCAAATTTCAAACCAATCTGCCAAAAGTTGCCTTTTTTCTGACTGATTTCATAATTTTCACAGACATATTTTTTGATTTGTCCGTGTGGGTTTATCCACAAAAACGGTATCACGCCTTTGTGTTCGTCCAAAAAGGTTTTGATGGGCAAGATGACCGTTTGCCAATCGCCTGTTTTTGACCCTGACCAGTCCATACGCTGATTGTTAATGCCGAGACTTACACGCTGGGCATAGCCGTCGCCAAATTGGGTTTTGCTAACAACATGATGAACACTGGCGGACGCTCCCATGTTCATTTTCCAGTTAAAGGTTTGCATAGGTAATCTCAAATAAAAAACCCTATCAAATGATAGGGTTTATTGAACAATCTATTTTATCCAATCAGACGCTCTCGATAAAAATCAAACTCAGCCTGAATAGCCTCCTTTGTTCCTTGTTCATAATCATCTGACTGCATAAGTCCTTCTTTTAATTCGTTCATAAAATTTAAATAATCATTTAAATCAATGATGCCTTTTTCGGATAAATAAAGTATTGTACCAACATTGGCTAAACTTCGCGCATGTAACTCTTTAGCAAAGGGTGACGCGATACCTTTTGCGAATTCTAGCATCTGTTTTTCATTCATGGCTATCTCCCGTATAATTCACCGCCTTGTCGGCGTGCTTGAATAAAACGCTGATTAAGTTTTGCATCAACGGTATGACTAATCATCTTACCGATAGTTACCATCATATCACCATTTGGCATTTGTTGTACATCGGTCTTTTCGCCTGAATAGTTATTGATAACGACATTCACAGGGCGGCCGCCTGTGCCGATTTTATCTAACTTGTCATCTAGGGCTTTGGCGGTATGCCGTGGCAGTACTCGCTCGCCTTTTTCAAGATTCCAAGTACCTGATTTTGGCACGCTCATGATACCATCATGGGCTTGACCGACGGGCATGACCACCGATTTAATGGCACTGACGATTTTTGCCCCATGGGATACGGCGGTTGCCATATCAGCAAGCCCCTCAGGAAAGCCCTTGGCAAGACCCTGTGAAATAGCTTGTTGCATGGCAAGACCTGCCTGTGCAATCGCAAAACCCTGTTGCATGGCAAACATAGCACGATATAGCCTTGACTGCTCGCCTAGGCTGTCTTTGGCAATACTGGCAAGTGAGCCAAACATATTCTCGCTGTCGCTAAGTATCAAGCTGTTCATGGCGGTGCTGTGAGCTTGTTCGATTTTGGCTCGCTCACTCGCTCCCCATTCTTTGATTTTGATACGCTCTTCTTCGGTCAGTCGCTCGTTATCCAGTAGGGCTTGTAATCCTGAGTCTAGACTGGCGTACTGACCTGATGTTTTGGCGTTTAACTCGTCATAATGATTGGTAGGTGTGGCAAGCCCGACACTTTGGCTGATGAGCTGTTTGGCTCGCTCAATGTCAAGATTTGCCCCCATGACTTGTTGATGTGCAAGTAACACATCAAGCTGTGATTTGAGTGTTTCAAGGCGTTTTTCTTCTTCGCTGTTTAGGGATTGGATTAGGTCGTTGTATTGTTTGGTAACAAAAATCTGCTTTTGTTGTTCAGCTAAGGCATTCGCTTTTTGCTCTACCAGTGCAAACTGTTCGGTGTAACCGTCTTTTAGTAAATAATTGTACTTTTCAAGCGTATCGGCTCGCTCTTGCTCAACAAGCAACAACTCTCTTGCCATGCCGTCAGGTGTACCAAGGGCGATAATCTCTTTCTGATTTTCAAGGATTTTATCCTGTATTTCCCAAGCTTTGGTGGCAACTTCAAGGTTTGCCATTGTTGTTAAGATTTGCTTTTTCTGCTCGTCATCTGCTAAGTGCAGGGCGTTAGCTGTGTCCTGCAAATCATAAGCCATTTCTAGGTATTTGCTACCCTTTGAGCTTAACAGCTTCATCTGACGGACAGCATCAGTGTGTGTACCAGATAGCTCAAAATTGGCTTTGGCGATGTCCATTTCACGAGCCAACTTACGAAGGTTATTTTTCATGTCATCGCTGGCAATATGAAACTTACCGCTTACCGATGTGATTTCAAATTCAATCTTGCTAAGTTCTGAGATAAAAGGTGTACTCATATCCCACTTAGCTCGCTCCCATTTGGCAAGCTGAGACTTGTAATTGTCATCCAACTCTTTTAAGGCTTTGCTAGCCTCATCAGCGGATTTGCCAGCAAGTTTATTGGCATCTGCTACCTTTTTCGCTCCGCTACCTGCTTTGTCTGCACTCTTTGCCACATCAGCCATAGACCCTGCCAAACCAAGATTGGCATCATGGGCTTGTTTGGCAGAGCTTTGCACTTTGTCATAGGCATTGACCACTTGGTTTTCTAGGTAGTGGGCGTTATTTTTGGCGACGGCTGCGGTAAATCCCCCAAAGCCAAAATTGGTCTCTCCGTATTCCATACGACCGATGGACACCTGTCCGAGCCGTGCAACCGTGCCACCGCCAAACACACCAGAAATGGCGTTCATGCCATCAATGATGACATTGATTTTATTGATTTGGTTGTTAATGATGTTTTCAAAAACCATGGCAATAAAATTACCAATGCCCTTAAACACATTGATGGTGGCAGTGCCTAGCGAGCTGATATTTTTCCACGCATACTGCGTAAAAGTAACCACACTCGCCCCTGCTAGGTCAAACACACGAGCGGTAATTTGCAGCACACCAACAAAGCCTTTGTGCGTACCTGCAAAAAAACCGCCAAAGGCAGTTTGGGCAAAACTTGTGGCGTTAGCCGAACCACCCATAAGATTATCAAAGTAGTTAGCCGTTACTGTCCATGCCGTCCCCAGTCCGTCCACAACACCACCAACAAAGTCCATTGCCAACACACCTGACACATCAAACGCATCGCCAAGCGACTTGACCGCTCCGCTTAGTCCTTCGGTGCGTGCGATGACCGCCCCAATGACGGCAGTCAAAACAAGAATGGGGTGAGCGGTAATCACTCGCCCAAGCGACATAAACGCACCGCCCAAGCCTGTGATGGCACGAGTGGCAAGAATGCCCACGCCCATCGCACTTCGTTTGGCAGTGGTAACCCCTGCTAGGGCGAGCGTGTGTAATCTTGCGGACGCTGTGGCGGTGTTAAAACTTGTTGCCAAACCAACCAATGAACGAGCATAGGCAACCGCATTTGTTGTGGCGTGTATGGTCTTCACAATCTTAAACCCTAAGCGAGTGCTAAGCGACAGTATTTTAAGTTCTAGGACTTCATAAGCTGTGATTTGACTCTGTGCACTAAATGCGTTGGCGATACTGGCTTTTGTATTTACCAAAGTTGATGAGGTTAAGCTGACAAACGAAGCGACCAAAGCCGAATTTTTAGCAACATTGGCAAGCCACACCGCCCCAACCATTGCCCCTGCACTGACCAGCGTGCGAAAATGCTCAGCCGCCCATAAGGCAGCATTGGCAATGTTTTGGCTCATCATGCTGTTTTGGTTCATGATGTCATCAATGAGATAATTATACTCGTTTTTAATGACTTGCATGGCCTGTGATACCGTGGTTAGCATCTTAGCGGACATGGCGGACAGACTGTCCGTGGCTTTTGCCACCGCATTATAAACCACATCGGCGGTGATTTTACCGTCTTTGGCAAGCTCCCTGATGGCATTTGATGTTACGCCCATCTCTTTGGCGATTAAATCCATCAAAATGGGGGCTTGTTCGGCGACCGAGTTAAACTCATCACCACGCAAAGCACCTGACGCCAACGCTTGCCCAAGCTGGGTTAAAGCGGCCGCCTGTGCCTGTGCTGATCTGCCACCAACATTCATCGCCATGGTCATGTTACGAGTGAAATTGATGACATCTTGCTGGCTTTTGCCAAGGGCGGACAATGACCGCTGTGAGTTTGAATACAAATCCACAACAGCATCAAAACTTGACCGCTGTTCATTGGCGATGGCTCTTAGCTTAGTTTGCACGGCATGAAACTGCTCGGTGCTACTCGTAGCTAAGCGGATTTGGCTTGCCAAATTTTGCATTTGGTCGGCGGTGGCGATGATGTGTGAGACGCTCACCGCACTACCCAAAGTTGCAAAAGCTATACCAAGCTGACCGCCCACGAGCTTGCCATAGTCCGCCACGCTCTTTAATTCTTTTTTGGTCTTGGCGACCGCTTTTTTCATCTCACGCACATAATTGGCGGTGTTGGCGTGGAGCAAGATGTCTAAGCGTGATAAAACTTTTGCCATAATGATTTCTTATAAAGTAATAATAAAAAAACGCTGAACAGCCTAAGCCGTCAGCGTCTAAATATAATTTTGATTTTGTAAAATTATGCCTTAAAATGGTCTGATTTTCAAGCGTTATTTGGAACGCCAAAGCCCCAAGTCTGTTGATTTGGGGGCTTTACTTTTATTTATTTTCTAGGTCTTAAAATAATCATACATTTTTCGTATAGGCGTTTAGTTAGTTTGCAATCCGATAATGCACGATGTTTTTGCTTCCCTCCTGATAAATCCGCCAACTTGTAGCTTTTCTCATATGGCAATGCACGCTTTGCCATTTCTAGGGTACAAATGACTTCATTTTTCTTTAAATAATCTTTTATACCATTTTGCATTGCTTTGTTACGCAAAAAACGCATATCAAATTTGGCATTATGAGCGATAATTGGCAAATCTCCGATAAATATTTCTACCTCTCGCAACATTTGCGGAGTTGGAATGCCCTTAACTCTTAGTTCCTGTGATGTAATGCCTGTTAATTTTGTAATTTCCGTTGGCACAGTATATTCGGCTGATTCTCTCAAAAAATGATTATCTAGGGCGTTGGAATAATTTATCGTGGGTAGCACCAACCTTGAATAATATTCATCGTTGCCACTACGAAAAAATGTAGTTTTGATGATAGCAACTTCTATAATATCATCAACTGGTGCAGATAAACCAGTAGTTTCCAAATCCAAAATTACCGCCTTCTCTGGAAAAAATGATAAATCAGGAACTAATAAATCTTTTAAAGATGAAAGAAAACCCATATTAACAAGCCTTTGGATATAATACAACCGTATCATACCCAAAAACCTATCTTTTTTCAACCTAAGGTGGAAAACATCGCAAGCGTTCGCTCCATTTGGGCTTGTAGCTCTGCCTTTTGCTGTTCCAGCTCATAGGCTTCTCGCTCATCGTCTGTCATGGGGTTTGGGTCAATGATAAGATAATCAGACAACTTACCCCCTGCCATGGCACAGGCGACCACCGCCGACTGTATATCGCCACGATAACCGCCAATTGGGTCAAGGCGGTCATAGGCTCTCCACTGGGCAAACTCATGGGCGGTCATCGTGCGTTCTAGCTCGCCCACTGTTTTACCTAAATGTCCTGCCAATCTAAATAAAAAAAGCCGACTTTTGTCGGCGATTAGTTTTTTTCGTGTTCGTCCGTGTCGGTGTCCAAGCCATTTAATTTGTTGATTTGTTTAATAACTGACAACATCGCCTTAAAATTAATTTGGTTAATGCTGTCCAAATCATCAAGGCTAAATAAGCGATTGCCTTTTTCATCACATACCCCAAAGATAAAAGACAATGCCATGTTATTGCCTTTTTCTTTTTCCAGCTGTTTGGCGATTTGTTCTTGTTCGCCCACGCTGATTTGGCGGATAAAAATGTCGCCATCAAATTCAGCGATGTTGATTTTCTTTGGCTCATTGATGGCGGATAGACCTGCCAATAATGCACTTGCTAATGTTGCTACTTTGCTCATAATATATACCTTTTAATTTATTTAAAATAAATCAAGCCATTTATCATTAAATGGCTTGATTTTGTGGGTTTGGGTTATTTAATTAACCTGTAACTTTGGTAACATCGCCTGTGATGGTAATTGTACCAGTTTTGCGGATTTTCTTTTTTTGGTCGCTGTTATCGGTGGTCAGCTTTGAGATGATGCCCTTAAATTGACGGGACTCGCCTGTGGCAACCACATATTTTAACTGCCAATGCAACTCTTTACCGCCCTCAAAACTGGTTTGCAGTAGCTGATGCGTGGTGTCTTTGGGGTCAAGGGCGTATTCAAATTCAATCTCGCTTTCCTCCTTAAAGTCAATGGGGGCTTTGACGGTACGGCGGTCATCGGTAGCGGTTACCTCATCCAATACCTTCTCTTCACTTGGGTGGTCGCATTTGGACAAATGCTCTATTTTTTGGTATTCGTTACCGTCTGCTGAGACATGCAAAGTAAAAAAGCTGTCAGCAAGATTTTCTACAACTTTTGCCATGAGATTTCTCCTAGTTGGCGGTTTAAATTAAAATTCTAAGGTTTGCCAAAAACCGTATTCAATGATGGCTCTAAATAATCCACTTGCATTATCACGCATATATTGCACGCCGTGATAAATTGACGGTTTGATTTGGTCTAATTGATTGATGGTTTTGGCGGTTAATGATAAACAATCATCATAATTATGATGATAAACATCGATTTGCACATTTGTCCATTCATGACCTGTAATGCCGTCCAAAGTATTATCAGGCTCGGTACTGATGATTTGGTAGATGATATAAGGCGGATTGGTTGGGTTATGCTCTGGAATAAATAAGGGATAGCATTGATTATTTACCAATGCCGATAATTTTTCATATATGAGTTGGCTGGCGTTCATTTGACAATCTTATCAATTTCATCTTTTAAGGTTTTTGCAAAAGCATTGACAGCGACCTGCACATTTTTATCAAAAGCAGGGCGTAAAAACGGCACGGCAGGCATTTGACTTGTGCCATATTCCAAAAAATGCCAATAATTAGGGTACTCCTTTTGTTTTGTGCCTTTACCAACATAAATACCCATTGCCACACCGTGTCCGCCAAGTTCGCCCATTTCTCGTTTTGGGACTTTGCGTTTTCTGATGGCAGAGCGGAGCAGTCCACGCTGGACAACAACCCTACGACCACCTTTGACAGTCATCGTATGTGGCTCAGGGGCAACAGACGCATAAAATTTGGCATCTTTTCGTATTGGGTTTAGGGCGTGATTTAGGGCTTTGGATAGGGCTTTATCTTTCATTTTGTCGTCAAGCGTGGCAATGACTTCGTCTAGCCTATCTAAGCCTTGAATTTCAATCTTACCTATCATTGCTGACTACCCTTAACGCCAATGTCAAATATTCCTTACCACTCCCATTATCAGCCAGTGGTTCGCCAACTATCTCATACATTTGCCCAGCGTATTGCACTCGCATGGTGTGGTCTATGTCGGTGCGGTGGCGGACTGTCAGCCGTGCCGTTACGTCCACGCCTGCCGATTGCCCTGTTACCACATCTTTGACTGATAACGGGGCAAACTGCCCCCATAGCGTGAGTATATGCTCCCACTCATGCGACACCGCCCCCGTTACCGAGCGTGTGGTTGTCGCTCGGTAAAATTTGATACGATGACGGAGTTTACCTGCGCCGATTGTCATTTTACACCCCCATATAGCGATAAGGCTGTAACAAAAACGCCACGCCAAACGGCATTTCTGCCACATTAACTATATTGCCCGATACCGCTTCACGGCTCGCATACCAATGGGCAATGAGCATAAGACAAGCGACATTGATGTCATCGCTCAACAAAATACTGCGTTTTTCGTCCGCATCGGGCGGTATGTCATCAAAAAACAGTGTCTTGTCGGTAAATTTTTCCACCGCCCGATATGCCGAGTTGATGTACAGATTTAACAAACTGTCTTCATCATCATGCTCAATTCGGCATTGGTGTTTGACATCGTCAAGCGTGATTTTACTCGCCTTGCTCATTGTCATCAGCCTTATTTTGTGGGGCGGTGTCGGCTTTATTTTTGGGAGCAGGTTTGGCTTTGGCTTTTGGTTCGGCAGGTGGGTTATCCTGCTCGTTTTCGCCTTGTTCGCCATTGTCGCCACCATTGCCGTCATCAAATGGGGCAATCAAACCCAGTTTAATGAGTTCGTTTGCGTCTTGTTCGTTGGCGACTTCTCGGCTCTCGCCTGCCCAGTATTGTCGGTCAAAACTTTATATTTCATAATCGCCCCCTAGAATGATGATGATTTAGCAATACTACGCACCAAAGACATAAAGCCTTTTTGCAGGTCAGTTTTGGCAATCGCAAGCCAACGCTTGTCCACATCATCACTTTTTTCAAGTGTTGCGATAAATTCACCCACTTGGTTGGCTAATGTTTTTGATTTGTTGATGTCGTCAATCTCGGCTTGCGATAATTGGCGATGACCTGTGATTTGTTGATTTTGATTTGACATAATTTTTCCCCATAAATCAAAAAGGCATAATTTTGGTTATGCCTTTTACACTGTTAAATTAAGCGGTTTTCTCGGCAAGCGTGCCATAAATAAAAGCTTCTGGACGATACACCGCCAACGCCAAACGCTCTTCGGCTAGAATTGTGATAAGGTTTCGTGTGAAATCGTCATTTTCAAAGCCTGTCATTACGCTGGACTGCTGACGGTCAAAAATTTGAGCACCCAAATTAAACGCCCCTGTCAAAAATTTACCCACGCCCATTGACTGCGTTTCTACCACAGGCAACCGCCACAAAGTCGGGTTTGTACCATCTTGGGGCTTGCCAATGATATAATTGCCATTATCATCTTTGGCAAGTTCAATTTTTGCCCAATCAATCGGATTTAGAATATGACCGCTTGCAGGGTATTCAGCAAGTACCGCTTGCAGTTGGGCAAGGCGGAGCTGATCAATAATCGTATATTTTGCAAGGCTCGCTTTATCAGCAAAAGCGGTGGCCTGGGGGATAATGCCTTTTAGGTTACCACTTGTACCGTCCCCATTTAGAATTTGCAACTCTTCGTTAAGTTTTAATCCGTACAACAACCGCCCATCAATTTGGCTTGCCAGTTGCGGGGCATCGTCCAAGATTTGACGGCTCGCCTTAAAGAAATGGGCAATCGTTGCCACATTAACAGTAACATCATCGTATTTAATGTCTGATTGAGCTTTTTTCTCGCCCTCGCCTGCTTGGGCTTTGGCGTTATTGGTAAAGCCTGTTTCACGAATATAAGTAATGGCATTGCTTTCAGTCGTGCCGTCCATTAACAAATCACGAATGGTTAAACGGCGATTGGACGGGGCAATGACACCGTTGACACGGTGTGGATGAACCAACGCCCGCGCCGAGCCGTCCGC